TTGGCTTCCCGTCAGTATCGTCATTTGCTTTCTCCTTTTTGGTTAAACATCGTAGCGGTGGTGAACCACGCCAACGAACTCGTTCTCTTGATAGGGGTGCTCCATCACTGTCACTCGGTGGCAGTAATACCCCTCTGCCTCTTGCGTTGTGTCTTTGTAGTAGCGTTCCAACAAGTCACGCTTGACCACGGCGGGTATGCACGCCTCGTCTGTGTTGATGAGCAGATACTCATCACTACCTTCCACGCCAAGGGGTATGACCCCGATCTTTTCAATCTTCATTTGCTTTCTCCTGGTTTCAGGTGCCGCTCGTTGGTTTGCTTTCAGTATCGGCATGGTGAGCGGCGAAGCCATACCAATACAGTCGGTGGGACAGGGTGTCCCACCAGATTCATTTCAACAACCCATGCCATGTGCTGGGGATAGGTGCGGTTCGGGGCAGGCGTTCGAGTTCATAGTGCGCCCGATACAGGGTGTCAATCTGTTCCTCGATCTTCTGCCTGTCGTCAGGATGTGTCGCCATGTCCACCTGCTGTTCGAGGGTTTGAATCTCTCGGGTGATGCGTATGCCCATGGCGTGCTTGTCCCTGTAATGTGTCTCGCTGTCCACGATGCGGGCAAATGGCGTCTTGATGCGCCCTCGTTTGGGCTGTTCGCACTGGTCAAACGCCAACTCGACCCTGCGCCTGTCAGTGCGCTTGATGTAGTCCGTCCAGTGTGTGCCGTCCCCATCGCTGTGCAGTTTCCCTGCCTTGCGTAGTTCTGCGGCCAACTTCTGAGGCGTGAGGTCTGCGCCCTTTTGCACCTTCTTGAGTTTCTCCACTGTCTCCAACACCACGGCGGCGTAGAGTTTCAGGGCAGAGATTTTCATGTCTGCCTGTGGCGTGTCCAGTTTCTTGTTCTGGGATATGAGGGTGCGGATAACCCCGAGTTCGGTTCGTGCGGGTTTCAAGACCTCGTCCCACATCTGATGCGTGACTGTGCCTTTTATCTTTGCGGCTCTCGCCTGTGCCTTGGCACGGCGCACCTGCTCAATCGCCTCATCGACCATGGTGCGGTCATAGAGGGTGTCGTGGAGGTGGCGTTCGAGTTTGGGCAGGCTCATGCGTAGCCACGATGGGCGGATTTGTGCTTTCATGGTAACTCCTTAGCATTACAGTGGAAAATCACTGGCAAAATCTTAACACGGATTTTTGAAAATGTGTCTGACGAAACCCGCATGAATACTGGGTTTGCCGAGAGCGTGGCAAAAAATCTATCTGTTGGAAACAGACACATATCGGTAAGACTGTTTAATAGGTCTTACGCAGGGCGAGAATACATGGACATATAAAAGTAGGTTACTACTATTAAATAGATTTATATAGATAGATGTATTGCCAGAAATTGTGTAGACCCGCATAAACACTGGGTTTGCGCTGACCACAAAATTCAAAACGCGTGTAAAGATTTTGCCAGTGTAAATTTAACATGTAAAGATTACCTTCCGTGCCGTGGGACACTGTGTCCCACACAGGTTCGTTTAATTTCCTCCCATGCCTCGGCCTCGCTGGCCTTGTGGGCGATGATCTTCTTGCGGTTCGCCTCCCTGACATCGGCTCGGATGGCTTCACGCAGTTGGCGTAATTCTTCAGGGAATGGGTTGAAGATGAGTTTGCCTTGGTGGATGTTGGCGTGCTTTTGCTTGCGGTGTTTCATGGTGGTTCTCCTTAAAACTCGTTGGTGATGATTTCAACGACACGCTCGTCGTCTCTGTCGCGCAGGGCTTGGACAAGGTCATCGTTTTCAAGGGCGATCTCAGGTGAGAGCAGGTGTTGTTGGCAAAGGGTGTTAAATTGGTCTTGGGTCATTTGAAAATCTCCGTTGGACAAGGGATGAAACAGCGGCCAGACTCCCCGCCTGTGCCGCTTGAGAAAAACTGCGTGGGACATGGTGTCCCACCAATCACTTGGCAACAGCACGCAGGGCGGCGATTGCTTCGGTCAGGGAACCGAATTGCTCAAGGTAGGCTTTGGCGGCACGGCGTGCGTCAGGCGTGATGCGTGTGCTCGGCTTGGGTGCTTGGGGTTTCTCGGGCGTGAACCAGACCATGACATTGCGACCCCATGACTTGCGAGCGGCATCATTGCGTGTCTCCCGGGTTGACTCGGCGCCATTGAAGAACACGGCGCTACCTTTGCCGTCCCAAGTGAAATTGCAGGTGTAGCGTTTGGCGTGGACAGCGGCCAGTGCCGCCAGTAGCGTGGGACATGGTGTCCCACCGAGTTCCTCTGCCGCCTTACGCATGGCTTGGCCGTAGGTCATGCCTGTCTGCAAGAACTTATCGTATGCGTTGACGGCTTGGGTTTGGGTTGTGGTGAGTGTTGACATGGAAGTTTCTCCTATGGGTTGATGTGCCGAGTAGAGCCAATCCCTACTCGACAACCTCTATTGTGCGGTGACCCCTAAACGATAGGCCTCTACACCCCTATAAACGGCTTGAAAAGTGCTACTTTAGACCCCACTACACCCCTACCACCCTAAATTTGACTGACGGCTACGGCCACACATGAACACTGTTTCCCACCCGCTCCCAGCATCTCTATAAAACCAAACTACTAAAACCCACCCCCTATCCAAAATTTTGACCCAGCGCAAAAATTTCTATAAAAATTCCAGAGAACCTTTGTCCAACGTTAGACACACCAGCAAAGAAAAAAGCCCCCAGCATTTCTGCCGGGGGCTAAAGGGGGAGTACCTCCATCCCTACAGGAGAAAGCAAATTGGCAACTGCTTGCCTACTTGCAAATTCAAGTGTACAGTACGCCCATCCGGTAAGCAAGGGGTGCAACCCCAAATCCGCACATGCTTGATCACTTGTTAAATTTTGACCCCGAGATCGCCCCCGCAGGCGAGGGGCCAACACCTGTTGAAAAACACAGTGTGGCGCAAGTCATTGACGCACAAGTCTCCACCGCCGACTTCCTTGAGTCTTTGGGTTCCCCCACCGCCGAGGCGGCAATATCCGAGATTGAACAGAAGGCGGCACGCCAAGCCTTCAACGCTGTCGTCACCCAAGACGAGGATGCCCACCACCGCCTTGCCCAGATCGAGACCCCAGCGGCTGTGCGCCATCTGGTGGGGATGCTGACCGCATACGACTGGGAATTTGTACAGCAGGCCAAGCAGTTGCGTGGGTACACGGTGGCCAAACTCTTGGAAGAGTGTGAGCACACAAACGCAAACATCCGACTCAAAGCACTGGCACTCTTGGGCAAGGTGACGGAGGTTGGGCTGTTCACAGAGAAGATCGAAGTCAAGAAGACCGACCTGACCGAGGACGAGATCGACCGAAAACTCAAAGAGAAGTTGGCCAAATTCATGGACATCGAGGACGCAGAGCCGGTTGATGTGGAGGACGTGTCGCAAAAACTTAAAAATGACAACACATCTGACGAACCTGTCGCTGTAAACACCAATGACGACCAACCCACCGCTGACGCCTGAACAGGCCAAGGCCTTGTTTATGAACCTTGGGAAAATGACCCCCGAGGAGAAGGCGGAGTATCTCCAGATGTTGGAGAAAGCGGAGGAACACCGGCGCAAGAACGCCGCCCGCACCGACATGATCGAGTTTGCCAAGGCGGTGTACCCGGGCTTCAAGGTGGGGCCGCACCACAGGAAACTGGCTAAACTTTTCACCCGCGTGATCAACGGCGAACTCAAACGCCTGATCATCAACATCGCCCCTCGTATGGGCAAGTCAGAATTCTCGTCCTACCTATTCCCCGCCTACTTCCTAGGTAATTTCCCTAATAAGAAAATCATCATGGGCACCCACACCGCAGGTCTGTCGGAGGACTTTGGTCGGCGTGTCAGGAACCTGATTGACGATGAAGAATATGTATCCCTCTTTCCAAACACAAAAGTGGCCGATGATCAAAAAGCGGCTGGCAAGTGGTCGACCAGTGCTGGTGGCCAGTATTACGCGGCTGGTGTGGGCGGTGCTCTGGCTGGCCGTGGTGCTGACTTGTTTGTCATTGACGACCCCCACTCTGAACAAGATGTAAAGGCCAACTCACGCTTGGCGTTCGATACGGCTTGGAGTTGGTTCCAGACCGGCCCGTTGCAACGTCTGATGCCGGGGGGTGCCATCATTATCATCATGACCCGGTGGGGCAAACTTGACCTGACCGGACGCTTACTCGACTACCAAACCAAGAACCCCGAGTCTGATCCGTGGGAGGTGGTGGAGTTACCGGCTATTCTCAATGAGAATACCGATAATGAAAAAAGCCTTTGGCCAGAGCAGTGGCCGCTCGAAGCCCTGAAGTCCAAGAAAGCCGCCATTGATCCCCAGTACTGGAACGCCCAGTACATGCAGAACCCCGTCTCGAATAATGCCGCCATCATTTCTCGCTCCGCTTGGCGGACATGGCCCCTTGACGATCCACCCCGCTGTGAGTACATCATCCAGTCGTGGGATACGGCGTTCGAGGCCAAGACCAGCGCCGACTATTCGGCCTGTACCACGTGGGGCGTGTTCTACAACGAGGAAGAGCGCGATCAGGCGCAGGTGATTCTCTTGGACGCGTTCAAAGACCGGATGCAGTTCCCGGAACTCAAGTCTGTGGCTTTGAAGCACTACAAGGAGTGGGATCCGGATGCGTTCATCGTTGAAAAGAAGGCGGCTGGAGCGCCGCTGATTCAAGAATTGCGCAACATGGGCATCCCGGTTCAGGAGACCAACCCTAGCCGTGGCAACGACAAAATAGTAAGATTGAACGCGGTGGCCGACCTTTTTGCCTCTGGCATGGTCTGGGCACCAGACACCCGCTGGGCGCGGGAGGTGATCGAGGAAGTGGCGTCTTTCCCCAACGGCGAGAACGATGACTTCGTGGATACGACCTCTCAGGCGCTGATGCGGTTTCGGCAGGGCGGTTTTATTAGGCTTGATTCAGATGAGCCTGACGAGCCGAGGTTCTTCAAACGCAGAACGCATGCGTACTACTAACAAAAAAAGGAGAAAGTAAATGCAACGACGCACATTCATCACAGCCGCACTGGCGGCGCTTGCCACCCCCTATTTACCCGCTGTCGAGGCCGGTACTGCGATTCCCGATCCTGTCAAAGCATGGAACGCCGAGACGCTAACTGCCGCGCTGGAGCAGATGTTCGAGTGCCAGACAGGGCCTGTGGGGCCGCTGTTTGATATGGTGATGGGCGTGCCAACGGCGGTAAGAAAGATTGAAAAACCGCATCCGTTGTACCCGAACCTCATGATTGAAGACACGGCAGAACCGACCGATCCAAAGCAACGCTACATTTACACGACTTACGCTTGCGCCATCGAGGGTGGAGATGCCAAAGAAGCCGAAGCGCGATTGGCCAACCACTTCTACGATGCGTTCTCTAAACTGCCCGCCGGGCAGTTGGTGTGGCGTGTCAAGCCTCAGTTTGCAAGCCACGAAGATGTTCGTTGGGGTGTGACCTATGCCACCCGAGAGCAGATTGAAGACCAGCAATACGACTTGGCAAATTTGCCAGAAGATGGACAATACGACTTGGAGACAGGGTGGTACCGGCAGGTACTGAGCAAAACCAAGTTGCACAAAATGCGCATGCGTCTGGTGCTTCCGCACCTATATGACCATGAAGATGAAACTGTTGCGATCCCCGAACTGATTAAACCAGAGGGCGCACGAATCACAAGGATGATTTAAATGGCCACGAACATCGACAAGGGACTCTACTCAGCCCCCACCGGCATCGAGAACCTCGCGCAAGACGAAGAACCGATTGAGATCGAGATTGTTGATCCGGAGCAGGTGACGATTGGTATTGATGGCATGGAGTTGACCCTCACTCCGGGGGAGGACGAGAACGGCTTCGACCGCAACCTTGCCGAGGACATGGACGAGGGGGAGTTAAACACCCTTGCCAGTGAGTTGGCCTCTGACATTGAGACCGATCTGGGATCGCGCCGTGAGTGGGAGAAGTCCTACGTGGCGGGCTTAAAACTGCTGGGGTTGCAGTACGAAGAGCGCACTGAGCCTTGGGACGGGGCGTGTGGCGTGTTCCACCCCATGATCACAGAAGCGGTTGTTCGCTTCCAGTCAGAGTCCATCACGGAGACTTTCCCTGCTCAAGGGCCTGTGAAGACCAAGATTTTGGGCAACCAGACCCCAGACAAAGAAGAAGCGGCCACCCGGGTTCAGGACGACATGAACTACGAGTTGACAGAGGTGATGCGCGAGTTTCGCCCTGAGCATGAGCGCATGCTGTGGTCACTCCCCGCCACTGGGTCAGCGTTCAAAAAGGTCTATTTCGATCCCAATCTGGGACGCCAAGTCAGCATGTTCATACCGGCAGAGGACATCATCCTGCCCTACGGTGCGACAGACTTGGACACTTGCTACCGCGTGACTCATGTCTTGAGAAAGACAAAAAGCGAGATCATCAAACTCCAGCAGGCAGGGTTCTATCGCGACATCGAGTTGCCCGGGCCGGATCGTTCCAAGACAGACATTCAGCAGGCCAAGGACAAAGAGACTGGGTTCAGCGCCAACGATGACGACCGCTACACGTTGTATGAAAGCCACGTTGACTTGGTCATCAAAAGCGACGAATATACAGAAGCCGGGGAAGATGGGGAGCCGGTTGGCATCACGTTGCCGTACGTGATGACGATACTGAAAGGATCGAACGATGTCTTGGCAATCCGACGGAATTGGAAAGAGGACGACACACTCCACCTCAAGCGACAGCACTTCGTCCACTACCAGTACATCCCCGGCTTTGGAGCCTACGGCTTCGGACTCTTCCACCTCATCGGTGGATACGCCAAATCAGCGACCAGCATTATGCGTCAACTGGTGGACGCAGGAACTCTATCTAACCTCCCCGGAGGACTTAAAACGCGGGGCCTTCGCATTAAAGGTGATGACACGCCGATTGCCCCGGGAGAATTCAGGGACGTAGACATCGGCTCGGGGGCGCTGAGAGACAACATACTGCCCCTGCCCTACAAAGAGCCAAGCCAAGTGCTGGCTCAGTTGATGAACCAGATCGTGGAGGAAGGCCGTAGGTTTGCCGCAACGGCGGACATGAAGGTCAGCGACATGTCGGCTCAAGCGCCGGTGGGCACCACGCTTGCGCTCTTGGAGCGGCAGTTGAAAGTCATGACGGCTGTCTCCGCCCGTCTGCACTTCTCGTTCAAGCAAGAACTCAAACTCTTGGCTGGGCTGATCCGTGATTACACGGACGACGACTACGATTACGACCCCATCGATGCGCCTCGCAAGGCGAAGAAGTCTGACTACAGTCACGTCGAGATTATTCCGGTGAGCGATCCAAACGCCGCGACGATGAGTCAGCGCGTGGTGCAGTACCAAGCCGTGATTCAAATGGCGCAGATGGCTCCGCAGATTTACGACTTGCCCAAACTGCACAGGGGCATGTTGGAGGTCTTGGGCATCAAGAACGCCGCTGATCTTGTGCCTCTGCCCGAAGATCAGAAACCACGCGATCCAGTGTCTGAGAATGCGTGCGTGCTCAAAGGTGAGCCGGTCAAAGCGTTCTTCTATCAAGATCACGCCGCCCATATTCAGGTTCACATGTCTGCGGTGCAGGACCCAACGATTGCACAATTGATTGGCCAGAACCCGCAAGCGCAACAAATCATGGCGGCGATGATGGCTCACATTGCGGAGCACGTAGGCTTCCAATACCGTCGCCAGATTGAGGATCAGATGGGCATGCCTCTGCCCCCAGAGGACGAGAAACTGCCGCCGCAGATTGAGTTGCAACTCTCCAGCATGATGGCGCAGGCCGCACAGCAGGTTCTTCAGCAGAATCAAGCCGTGGCCGCACAGCAACAAGCCGCTCAACAGGCCCAAGACCCAGTCTTGCAGTTGCAACAGCAAGATTTGCAGATCAAAGCGCAGAAAGTGCAGGGCGATTTGGCTGTCAAACAGCAAGAATTGCAGTTGAAAGCCCAAGAACTAGCGGCAAAACAGGGCGAAGACCCCCAGATGGCCGCAATGAAAATGCAACAAGAGTTGCAGGCCAACGCCGCACGTCAACAACAAGACTTGCAAGCCAATGCCATGCGGCAACAACAGGATATGGCCGCGCAACGCGCCAAGTTGGCCATGTCTATGCAGGAGCACGCAGTCAAAATGCGGCAAAAAGCGCAAGAACATGCCCAGAAAATGGCTCTGAAACAACCAAAGGAGAAACCAACTAAATGATCCAAGACTTCGCACGCGTATTGCGCGAAAAAATACGCACCGACATGAACAACTACGCCGATGATCTGGCGGGTGGGGCGTGTCGCACTTTTGACGAATACCAAAAACTCTGTGGTGTCATTCAAGGTCTAGCCATTGCAGAGCGTCATTTAATCGACCTTGCCGAGAAAGTTGAGAAATCAGATGAGTGAAATCATTCTGCCCCCGGGCATCAGCCTGCCACCCACAATCCAGCCCAAAGAAGAGCCGGAACAGAACGCAACGCCTGAAGAAAAGGCGACAAGTCTGCCCGACCCGACTGGTTGGAAACTGCTCTGCGTTGTCCCCGATGTTTCCGAGAAACTCGATGGCACCGACTTGGACTTGGTCAAGCCCACGTCCTTCATGAAACAGGAAGAACACGCGACCACCGTGCTGTTCGTTCTGAAAGTTGGCCCCGATGCCTATAAAGACAAGGCCAAGTTCCCGACAGGCGCTTGGTGTGAAGAGGGCGACTTTGTCTTGGTGCGAACGTACTCTGGTACCCGCTTCAAGATTTTTGGCAAGGAGTTCCGTCTGATCAATGACGATCAGGTGGATGCAGTCGTGCAAGACCCGCGTGGCATCACACGCGTTTGAAAGGAGCAACCATGGCAGATTTTAAGTTTCCCGACGAAATAGACGGGGCAGAAAATAAGAACCAAGATCAAGACATTGAGATCAAGGTTCAAGACGACGAAGTCGAGATTGACATCGTGGATGACACCCCTGAGCGTGATCGAGGCCGCAAGCCCTTGGATCGCGAAGTCAACGATCCGACCGACGAAGAACTGGATACATATACAGAGGGCGTCAAAAAACGCCTGAAGGAACTCACCCACGCTCGTCACGATGAGCGCCGCGCCAAAGAAGCCCTTGCTCGGGAGAAGCAAGAGTTGGAACGGCTGGCCATGGCCATGGTAGAAGAGAACAAAAGACTTAAACAGTACGTGCAGACTGGCACGGAGCAGTTCAAGACCATGGCACAACAGGCGGCGGAGAGTCGCCTGAAAGAGGCTCGTCAAGCCTTGAAGACTGCGCAAGAGGCGTACGACACGGACGCCATCATTGCCGCACAAGAAGCGTTGGCAGAAGCCACATGGGAGATGAAAAATGCAAAAAATTTCACTCCCCCCTCTTTACAAGTGCGCGAAGAAGAGGTACAAACTCAACAACCGCAACCCCAACAGGTGCGACCGGACGAAAAAACACTGCGCTGGCAGGCAAAAAACCAGTGGTTCGGAGCATCGGGGTTCGAGGAAGTTACCAGTTTTGCACTAGGACTGCACCAAAAACTAGTTGCCAACGGGATTGACCCCCGCTCTGATGAATACTTCGAGCAGATTGACGCTCGCGTGAAGTCCAAGTTCCCCGA